CTACTATTTGTCCAAGAAATAGTTTGATTGGAATTGTTAATCCAAGTAATAAAGTTTTGCAAAGTATAAACAGGGCTAGAGCCATTTTCAGAATCTACTGTGACATCTAAAACAGCGCCTTGGGAAAGTGTTGCTTCAATACCAAACTTTAAAGCCTGCTTGGTACGGATTGGATCAGTAAGCGGTAACAAAGCCGTTTGTACTCGACTGGTAATATCGGCAGTTGTATCGTTATACAGCTTATATAAAGTATTATTTATCGAACCATAAAGACTGATTTTGCCGTTATACGGAACCGTAGTAATGTACTTTAAAGAGTCATGTTGACTAGTTAAAAACCAGCGTTTTTCAAAGAAAACGGCTTGAATATAACGATATCCTACTGTAAAGGTAGCATCGTAATAACGGAAATTAAAGGCAGCGCACAAGATATTATTGATGAGAACCTGACCTGCATAAACAGGGCTAGTAAAGTCAATATTGGCAAACATTCCATCTAGGCTATCTGAGAGCTTAGAAGTGGTAGAGCCAACCAGGGCATAAACCCCATAATCGTTCATAAATAGCACAGATCTGAAATACGGGAATATGGCGTATGAACGCTTAGAACCTACAGAAGCGCTGACATTGGTATTAGTAAATAAAGTTGTACCAGCCGTAGTGACCCGTACATCAGAAAACACATTAATAGAATCATCACCAAAAACATACAAGAAATTGTTAGCAGCTATTAACTGTTGAATATTGCCATGCAAAGTAGAGTCTGTAATGACGATTGTGCCAGCCGATACGCTAGTAAAGTCGCTATAAGAACCCGCAGCCGAGTACGCTACTGAACGCCCAAAGGCAACCCAGACCCTGCCCGAAAAAGCAGATACGCCCACATTGGGATCATTGTTAATAACGGGAACTAAATTAGCCCCAGAACCACCAGCCGAAATCGTGGCAGTAATGTTGGAATTATTAGAATAGTTTTGACCGTAATTAGTCATTACCACCACGGATACGGCATTGTTACGAATAATTGCTGTACCTGCTGCTCCTGTACCTCCACCACCACTAAAGGTAACTGGAGTCGTGCCATTGGTATAGCCCGAGCCACCATTGACTACCGCAGTAGCCACTGTACCTTGCCTAAAAGTTAAAATCTCTGCAATCGCACTAGCATTAGTACCATTACCACCAGCAAAGGAAACGGTAAGGTTACTAGCATTGGTATAGCCTGATCCTGCATTAGTTAGGGTGACATAAGTAACGGAATTGCCTGTAACAGCACAAGTAGCTTCAGCCCGAACACCGCCAACTTCATCTGGTCCAGAAATCGTTACGGAAGGAGCCGTATTGTAGCCAGAGCCATAGTTAACCATAGCAACTAAACCAACTGATCCAATCGTAGTGGTGTTGTTACCATCCCATTGGTATAAACCCTTAGACTGATCTAGTATCAGGATATGGTCATTGTTGTATTGGCTAACCTGAATACCTGCATTAGAAAAGGTATTGGCTATAGCAACAGTACCTTTAGTGCTAGTTGTTACATTAAAATACTCGGCTGAACCGTCTGATAAAAAAGCTAAAACATAGTCCGTAATGTTTAGGCTTGCAGAAGCAAAGTGAGTGACAGTATTGGAAAAAGTAACAGAATTGTTACCGCTATCTTTTACTACTGATTGGGCTGGCACAATCTTTAAATTGCCAAAACCAACGGGTTGGGCATTTTCTAGCCACGAAAACTCATCCTCACCAATGGCAGTGCGGTTTGCTTTGGTATTAAGCCCTTTAAATTGCTTAATGACCTGATAGGACTTTTTCTGTTCTGCCGCAGCCATGATTTATTAAGGTGAGTTAAATGCGGTTGGAATCCTACGAGTAAAGGTGCTATTCAAAATTGAATTGGCTTGTTTTAAATACTCTTGTTTAAAAATCTCTGATTCGCCATAGCTTTGTTCATAGAACTTGGCAAGGTAGGCTGCGTAAAACTTGACCGCAGAAGTATAGGGATCAGCAATCGGGTCAACTGCTGTAGGCGCTGTTTGCACTAAAGCCGTTGGCAAAATAACCGTATCTAGTTCAATTTGGTAGACTTGATCTGGGGCAGGACCGAAATAAATATTGCCTTGTCCATAAATACTAAAAACAATAGGTCGGCTGACATTGTTTTGCCAAATCCGCATAGTAGAATTAAAGTTAGACCAAGCCATGTAATCCATTGGAATCCGAGAGTTACCCCAATACAGATTAATGTTGACAATATCTAGGGTAGTTAAACCCTCTGGCAAAGCCTCGTAATAAATATTTTCGGTATTGCCGACATACTGCAAAGTAGCTGTACCGTCAGCAAAAGCAGTGCTTGGTGGGTAATTGTAGCCACTAGCAGGGTAAGCAGGTGAAGTAGAACCTGAAGTTCCACCTGTAATATATTGATATATATAGATATTACTAAATACAAAAGTATTAATGACAACCACCGTATCGGCTACCCAAGGAGTCGGATTGGTTGGTGTTACGCTACCAATGGTATTGCCAGCAGGTACAGCGCAAGGGACTTGTGTTACTTGAATGGTTCTAAGACACCCCGTATCACGGACAACTCGCTCCCGTGCGGAATTTATGTAATCAGTTAACTGTGCGGTGCTATAAAAGTTAGCGTTTGCGTCATGCAGTAACCTCTGCACTTCAGTAATGTAGGAATTAAGCGTAGCCATACTTTAGTATCCATAGTTCATGCTACAGCCTGTAGGACTTTTCCCCCGCCCCTCTTTGAAGAAGGGAGAGGTACTCTTTCCACCAACGGGGCTAACAATTGGTTCTTTTTTGGAGGTTGTGTGGATAACTCCCATTTAGATAAGATTTCAAAACCTGTATCTAAATCGTTGGCAGTCTTGATCCACCCTAACCGTGCCAAGTACACTTCCTTGTTTTGTTCTTCGTAACCAAAAATATGCTTGGCAGTTTCAAGCGGAATTTCGAGAGTTGTGCCAGGCAAAAAATCATAAACCACTCCAGCAAAACCATCTTTCAATGGTTTGTCGGAATGGTTGGTTACAAATATATTCGACATTAGAAGTTAACTACTTCGCCATAAACACTAATATTGACGGTGTTTGCGTTGCCTGAAGCGGTGTTGACTTTAACAAACAAGGCTGAAGTTGTAGATCCAGAGATCACGGTATTAGCGCCATAAGCACCAGTAATCGGAACATCAAGATAACGACCCGCAGCAGACAGTACAGTTAAAGCAGTATTTGCAGTAATTAAATTAGCGTCATTACCATTATTGCTAGTATAAATTGCCACATTTCCTGAAGAAACCGAACCAACTGGGCTAGTGATTACAATTTTTCTTACAATCACTGAACCCGAATTGGCTACTGCACCACCGTTTGTTAAGCCACCAATTGCTAAAGCTAAATTGGCTACCGCATTACCTGTTGCAGATAAAGATACAGCTTCAGCAAAAGCAATGCGGACATTACCAAAAGAACTTAAATACAGATTACCGACTGCATCTGGGTTAGCCATTATTTTTCCCCTTAACTAGCAAAGGTACTAGATACCGCTTGACCGCCATTGACAGTAATCAATTGCACTGAAGTGTTGGTAGTTGCCAAAAATTGCACATTAATACCGTCAGAAATGATAACGCCACCAGAGTTAACGGGGTATACATTTGAGAATGTAGCCACATTAGAAGTAGCGTTGTAATTCGATACAGCTTGAATTACCACATTGGCGGTTGCAAATGCCATGTAAGTACCAGCAGGAACCACATTACCAGCAGTAGTGACGGTAATGTTAGAAACTGCTTGGTAATACGCTGCGGCAGTATTTGCATATGTGCCTGTTACTAAAATCTTATTTAGACCGAGTGCCATGACTAGTTCTCCTTATAATGAAATAGAGTTGTAGCCAGATACTCTGGTCATTGACTTCGGCTTAACGCTTACCAATTCGGCAATCATCAAGACAGCGCCAACATAACCAATCTGCCAATTAGGGAGAGTCGATTCAAAGCCAGTAAATACGAATGAACCTTGATCGTGAATGTAAAGACTC